AATTCGATTACCGCTACAAGCTGCGCCGCGCAAAAGAAGAAGCCGAAGCCGCAAAGACGAGCCTGAATGCACGGCTCGAACAGAATTTCACCGACTACAAGACCGCAGTCGAAACGTTCAAAGACGAACACGACGACTGGGATGAAGTGGTCAACCAATCTATCGCACTTCCCGAAGCCGTTTACTACGCCATCGTCGATCTCGGAAAAGAAGGGCCCGCAGTGACCTATTACCTGGGGCAGCATCCCGAGTTTCTCGCCGAACTGGCGGAGCTGACGCCTTACCGCGCCGCGGCCGAGATCGGCCGCCTGGCTGAAAAGCTCAATCCGAAAGCGGCCCGCAAGGCCGCCGAGGGCGCGGGAGAAAAGCCAAAACTCAAGCCGAGGACCAGCATTCCGGAGCCCGTCCGCCCGGTTTCGACCTCGGCCACAGCTTCTACGAGCACCTCGCGCGGGGCCGCACAAGCACGCGACTACAGAGCGTTCAAAGCGGCGCAGCGCAGGGGCGCGTAAACCCTAGGAGAACACTTTGTCGAACATGATCCTTACCAACCAGGAGATCAGCTTCAAGAACCTGATGGTTCTCGAGAACTCAATCTCCTTCACCAAGAAGGTCGTGCGTCGCTATGACGACAAGTTCGGAAAGGCCGGCGCGAAAATCGGCTACATCCTCAACATCCGCAAACCCGCGCGATCGGTTTCGACCGCAGGGCAGGGCATTCAGCTGCAGGACTACATCGAGCGCTCGGTTCCCCTGGTGCTCAATAAGCAGTATCAGCAGGCCTGCGCCTTCACCTCGAGCGATCTCGCGCTTTCACTCGACGACTTCACCAACCGCGTGACCAAGCCGAAGATCGTGCAGCTTGCGAACGACATCGACTACGACGGCATGCAGCAATTTGTAAACGTGCCGGCGGAAGTCGGAACCCCGGGCACGGTGCCGAACACGGCGGACACCTATTTGAACGCGCTGCAGGTGCTCGCTGACGAAGGCTTCCCCATCGATGAGGACGAAGGCCTCTCGGTGCACATCTCGCCACGCATGCAACGCGCGATCTTCCCGGCGCTGCAGGGCCTGGTCGCAAGTGCAACCGGTACGCAATTCGCCTTCCTGCGCAACATGGCAAAGGGCGAGGGCGGGGAAGCGGACTACTTCAAAGGACTGGTCGCAAAGGGCCTGGGCTTTGACTGGTTCATGACCCAGAACGCTCCGACTTTCACCACTGGAACCCAGGGCGGATCGGGCACGGTCACCGGAGCCGGCCAGACCGGATCGAGCATTCTCACCGGCGGCTGGTCGAACACGATCACCAACCTGCTGGTGCAAGGCGATATCGTCTTCTTCGCCGGCGTCCACCGCATCAACCCGCTGACCCGCCAATCGACCGGCGATCTGCGGCCGTTTGTGGTGACCGCCAACGTCAACTCCAACGGCTCCGGCGTGGCTACGATTCCAATCGCCTGCGTCGATGGCGATGGCATCACCCTGGCTGGTCCTTACCAGACGGTCGATATCTCGCCCGCGAACTCGGCAGCCATCACGGTGCAGGGCGCGAGCGCGGTACAGAGCTATCGCGGCGTCGCGTTCCATCCCGAGGCCTTCACCTTCGGATGCGCTGATCTCGAGATGTACGAGAACCAGCACATCATGGAGATGGCAGCGGACAAGGAGCTCGGCCTCGCGATCCGCATGTGGGCTGCGCCCGACATCAACAGCGATCGCCTGCTGATGCGGCTTGACGTACTCGGCGGGTGGATCACCATGTATCCGCAGGCCGCGGTGCGCGTCGCCAGCTAGTCAACCAAACCAAAAGGGGAACGGCCACCGGCTGCTCCCCCTTCACAAATTCCAAGAGAAAAGAGAAAAACCGACCATGAGATTCACGAGCAAAATTGCATCAATTCTCGTTCTTCTGGCGGGTTTGGCTTCGCTAGCTGTGGGCCAGACCGCTTTAACTCAAACCACGCTTTCGGCGGCGGTTTCCGGGCCTTCGATGTACAACGGAAACTCGCCATCGATTTCAGGCTCGGTCACGCTCGCCGCGTGCACCGGCATCGCAGCTCCCCTGCTTCCCGGCACCCCGTCGTCAATCATCTACGTGGACCGCGAAGCCATGGGCGTATTCACCGTGAGCGGAAGCGGCTGCAACTTAAACGTGATCCGCGGCTATCTCGGCACGCAAGCCTCGCCGCACGTTTCCGGTGCGATGGTGCTCTACGGGCCGAACTACGCGGTCACGCTCTCGCTAGGCGGCAATCCGGTTCCGAACGGGTTCTTCCAGCAGGACGCACCCTACGGCGGGGCTTGCACCGCCACCAGCACGCCTTCGACTCCATGGGTGAACGTGCTCACCGGCGCGCAATGGCTGTGCTCGGGCCTGACCAATACTTGGGCTCCGGGCTGGTCGAATCCGCTGGCGTCTCCTGAAACCTGGATCCAGACGGCGACCGTGGCCTCGGCGGCCTCGGCGATCACGCCTTCCGGACCGTTCTTCGATATCAGCGGGACTGCGGCCATCACCGGCTTCAACATTCCCGTTGGCTTCGATACCAATAAGGGCGGATGCTTCACCGCGAAACCTACGGGCATCTGGACCTGGACGGCGGCGGGCAACATTCAAACCGCGGGCACGACCACCGCAGCCACCACCCCAGTGACCTTCTGCTGGGATGTAGCAGCTGCCAAGTGGATCCCGAGCCGACTGGCATAAACCTGATTAGCAGCACGCTTCGGGCGTTGAGCGTCATCAGCGCCCACCCAATTTCTCCCGTTCTGTGGACCACTGATTCACCCAAACCTTAGGAGGATTTTTCGATGTCCGATGAAACGCAGAATCTCGACGGGAAGACCCCCGTCAAAGTAGTCCCTTTCGACGCGCACGAGCGAGCCACGCGCGGCGAGCATGTCCCCACTCAACTCGACAGCCCGGACCCGGACCTGAGCAACATTCAGGAGTTCCCGAAGGCGGTCGATCACGTCGATCACCCGTCCGGCGTCGGCAAGCAACCCGTCATCGTGAACAGCGCGGAAGAAGAAGCGGAGTATCACGACGCAAAGGCCGAAGCAGAGCCCGAGCCCGCGAAACTCGAAAAGGCCGACGGAAAGAAAGCTCCGCGCCTCACCGATTTCGAAGACTAGTGGACGTTTAATTTTTCACTTCCACATTCACTTCCATCTCCCAGCCCACTTTTTTCAGGAGGAAAATATATGGCAGGCATGAACATGGACGACCCGGCGAAGCAGGAAGCCATCCGCCGCGGGCATCACCGCTACGAGCCCGGCGTGGGCAAGCATGGCACCTACGTTCCCGCTCAGTACAAGCACCAGGAGTATCCGAAGATGATGGGCAAGCGGCCACGTCCGGAGCTGAAGCAATTCCTCACCGTGAACGGCGTCTCGATTCCGCAGGAGATCGCGTCTGCGCAGTTTCAGGCGGCGATGACCGCTTGGGACCAGGCCATGACTGCTTCGACCGTGAACTCGAAGGCCGAAGAAGTGGCCTGGCTGAAAGAGAACAACTAGCACTTCAGGCAGGGGCTCGGGTGCGCCGCGAAAGCGGGCCTCCACTTCCATGGGTACGAACGCATCCCGCCCCTGAATTCTTATGCCTGTACTGAATCCAGCTCAAACTCTCTCGCTCTCGGCCACCGACTTCATTAAGTCCGCGCTGCGCCTGGTCGGTGCGCTGCGTTCGGGCTTGAACCTCTCGAATGACGAGCTCATGGATGCGAAGCTGGTCCTGAACTCGATGCTCGACGCCTTCTCGATCGAGCGCACACAGATCCCCGCGATCACCGTGCAGTCGCTCGACCAGAACCAGGCGACGCTCAAGCTCAAAGCCAATCAACAGGCGTACAAGTTGGGGAACGTTTCGGGCACGGAAGATTTTCTTTTGCCCTGCCCCTCGCGTCTCGAGCGCGTCTCGGTCGTCTACTCGGCCTCGCAATCGACGCCCGCCGAGCAGCCCATGGAGATGGTCGACGACGTCGGCTGGCAGGCGATCGCGAATAAAAGCTCGACCTCGCTTCTTCCGCAGGTGTGCTTTGTCGACAACTCGAACGCCGTGTTCCCCGACATGGTGCTCTATTTCTGGCCGGTGCCGACGCAGGCGAACCCGGTGATTCTCTATTTGTGGTCGCTGCTTCAGCAGTTCAGTGATCTGACCGCGCAGTTCCTGTTTCCTCCCGGCTATGCCGAGATGCTGCGCTATAACCTCGCGGTCCGGCTCGCGGCCGAGTTCCCCTGCGACCTGCAGAAGTTCGAGATCGTGCAGAAGCTCGCCGATCAGTCGAAGGCGCGCGTCGCCGGCGTCAATGTGTTCGCGAAAGAAGCGGTGTGCGATGAGGCCATCGTCGGAAGCTCCGGCACGATGGGCAACATCTACACCGGTACCTCGAACCGCAGTCAGAAGTTCTGATTATGAAGCGATCACCACTGCGTGCGTTTTGTCCGGGGTTCGCCAGCGTTCGAGGAATTCGTTCACCATGCGCTGCTGGGCTTCGTGGTAAAGAACGCCGGCTTCCAGTTCTTTCAAAAATGCGCAATCTGCTTCGGGATTTGCGGTCAGGAATCGCCCGCGCCCAGACCTCACCGCAACAATGAATGTTAGGTCCAATCGGGTTGTTGAAAACCCGCTCGTGCTTCTCCCCTTCGGCCAGCCCGCAATGACGTCTCTCGCTTTGATTTTCACGGTGCAATTCTAAATGCGCTTCGGATTCGTAGGCCCCAGCTATCAGAGCGCTTCGCCCCTGGTTTCGGCCGAGCAGCTCATCAACTGGTATATCGAGCAGGCGGAATCACCGAATGCGCGGACCGCGTTCGCGCTTTTGCCAACGCCCGGCCTCTCGCTCTTTGCGAATCTCTCGCTCACCGCCGGCGTGCAGCTGCCTTCGGTGCGCGGCATCGAGAACTTCAGCGGCCGCACCTTTGCCGTCGCCGGCACGCACTTGTTTGAGCTAAGCGCGAACGGCCTGGTCACCGATTACGGCGGCTTCGGAGGGAACAACTTCATCGTCGACGACGGATTGCCTGTGACCATGGTCGCCGGCGGCACCGTGGGCGGGACCTACCCCTCGCAGATCCTGATCGCATCCGGCGGGAATATCAGCGTCTTTTCGCTCGCCTCGAACACTTTCCAGGTATTGACCACGCCGCCCGCGCAAGTGCTGATGGTCGAATTTCTGGACGGCTTCTTCATCGCGCTCTCGGCCGGCAATACCTGGTCGGTCTCGAGCCCGGAGGATGCCACCACCTGGCCGGGGATCGCGGTCTCGCAGGTTTCAGTCTTTTCCGACCAGCTCTTATCGCTCATCGCCTCGAACCGGCTGCTCTGGGTCTTCGGCGCGAAACGCGCGGTCGCCTACTACAACTCGGGCGCGGCGCTCTTTCCCTTCGATGTGGTGAGCGGCGGATTCATGGAAGTGGGCGTGGTGGCGCAGTACTCGCCGAAGCGCGTCGCCACCAAAGGCGGGACTACGGTCTTGTGGCTGGGCGGCGATGAACGCGGGGCGACCGGCGTAGTTTATGCAGCCAACGGTTTAATCCCGCAGCGGGTCTCAGATCATGCCCTCGAGTACTGGCTGTCGCAGCAGTCGACCATCTCGGACGCGGTCGGCATGGCGCGCCAGGACGAAGGCCATAACTTCTACGATCTCTGGTTCCCTTCGGCGAACGCGACCTGGACGCTCGATGTCGACCTGGGATTCTGGCACCGCCGCACGTCGCTGGTGGCCGGGCGCCAGCAGGCGCATCTCTCGCGATCGCACACCTTTGCCTTCGGAGAGCACCTGGTCGGCGATCGCAACTCCGGCAACGTGTACGCGATGAGCCTGAATTACTTCAACGAGCAGACCGGTCTTGGAGTGTTCACGCCCATCATCCGCACCCGGGTCGGGCCGACGATCGAAAACGAAGGCGGACA